CCGCCAATCAGGCATCAAAGAAGGCCTCAAAGGGCAACGCAGGGAACGCCGGAAACGGCAAAAACCAGCGCTTGGAGATGCTGTGTCTGGAGACTGTGGTCAAGGCCAAAGGAGGTATAAAGTATATAGACGGCAAACAGAGGATGGCCGTCAATTTGGAGGAATGGAGGCTGGAATTGTGGTCGAAGATGGGGTGCTCGGAAGAGGATCGGAACAAGTTCAACACGGCTTGGAGCAGGGCGAAGACTCGCCTCCAAGAGGTTGGGCTTGTCGGCATCAGGGATAAATTGGCTTGGTTGGAGTCAAAAGATGCGTCCAGTGACGAGTATTGATACTGTACAAATAAACAGCTTACAACTTACAAACGCATACATTTGCAAGTGTTTGTAATGTCACTCTTACAAATTACAAACCGAGAGTCTATAAGACTCGAGGTTTGTAAGAGAGTGAATGAAAGAATGAAAGGAAAGAGCGAGATGGCAACGAAACAGAAAACGAGAAAACCCAATCAGCTACCTTTGGTGGAGATTCCAAGTGATCGTGCAGATCCTTGGACGATTCACGTTCAATCTAAGTTGGTGGAACTGGAGTCGGTCAAGGCGGCCAGTGACAGGAAATGGGGAGAAAACCGACTGATTACTTTAGTAGACAGTGATGTCAGAGAGAAATTCTGGATTCAGAACAGTCGAGTTCACCAGTTCATCGCGGCAAAGGATCAGATCAAATTCGATTCGGCGGTGGCGTCCATGATCAGGGCGTTTGGCGTGTTGGACAACAAGGCAACCGAAAAAGGATTCCAGCCAGCCGCAGAACAGATTCCGAGGATTGAGTGGGAGATGAGCAATGGCCAGATCATGGTGGTCACCAGAACGCAGGCCGAGGCTTTAGCGATCCAGACATCCAGAACAGATCTGCGGGACGAGCACATCTGGAGCATGGAAGAACTAGAGGTCTTCATGGTCGAGCCAATCGTCCAAGAGGTCATCAAGATCAAGGCCATGATCCCAACAGCACAGGTCACCAAGTTCAGCTCAACCAAGCTGGGTGGTGAAACAGGATTTGATGACTTTGAAAATGATCTGGTATTCGGCGACAATGAGCCGACAGAGTTCAAGTTCAACTCAACAGCAGCAGAGAGGTTCAAGAATGGGACAAATTAAGCTTTTGGCGGCCTTAATCAAGGCAAAGGTACTGGCGGTAGTCCAGCGCGTTAAAACGGCTCTGAGGAGGGTTTAATCGTGCCAGGCAACCCAAAGCGCAGGCAGGATGTCGCAATGCTCAATCAGCTGCCCGAAGAGATGATCTTCAGCATGATCGAGGCAGGCAAATCCATTGCCGACATTTGCATTGATCTGGGCATCTCAAAGCGTGCGCTCGATGAATGGATTGACGAGAATGATCACGGTGCTATGATTACACGCGCGCGCACGCGTGCGGCTGACTTGATGGCCTGTGAGACTATCAAGATCGCAGACGGCATGGACATCGACCACGCGCAGCGCGATGTCCAGCGCATCCGCACTCGGCAATGGCTAGCCGAAAGGTGGGATCAGAAGACTTATGGCTTACAAAAGCAGGCGCAGGTGACGATCAACATGCAAGACCTGCGCATTGACGCGCTGCGCCATGTCGAGGTCATTAGCGACTTATCCACAGGGGAAGAGGCATGATTGGCGGCTTGGCCTGTGGACAACTGGCGTTTGCCGTGGCCGCGCATGTATAACCTGTGCGTAACATGCAAAGTAGTTAACATAATGGACATCGTGTAAAGCCGACAAATGCACGCATATCCACAAAGGCTAATCGAATCAACAACTTACGCCATTTCCGCGTCTGGAAGTTGTCCACATACGCCGAAGGTACTCACCGCGCTGGCGCGGCGGCTCGACCCCCCCCATCGCTCGGCGCGGCGGGGGCGGCTGATGGTGCACCCTAAGAGACAGCGAAACCCATGACCCACCCCCCTACCCCCACCCCCACAGCGCCCACCGTCCGCTCCAAAAAAAAATTGGCCGCAGCGCCCGATAACCCATTTGTCGAATTCGTCAAGCTCTACAAAAATAACCCTGTGCTCTTTGTCCGAGAGGTGTTGAACACTGAGCCTGATGGCTGGCAGATTGAGTTCCTGAATCACATTGCGGCAGGCAACCGGCGCATAAGCGTACGCTCCGGCCATGGCGTTGGCAAGTCAACGGCGTCAGCCTGGGCGATGCTCTGGTATCTATTCCTGCGCTTCCCTGTGAAGATTGTGGTGACGGCGCCAACATCCAGCCAGCTGTATGACGCCTTGTTTGCTGAAGTCAAGCGATGGGTGAAGGTGTTGCCGCCTGTGTTGTTTGACCAGCTGGAGGTGAAGCAGGACCGTATTGAGATGAAGGATGCCAATAATGAGGCGTTTATCTCGGCCAGAACATCCCGCGCCGAGCAGCCCGAGGCCTTGCAGGGTGTGCACAGTGACAACGTGATGCTGGTGGCTGATGAGGCCAGTGGTATTCCCGAGCAGGTCTTTGAGGCCGCCGCTGGCTCGATGTCTGGGCACGCCGCCGTGACGCTGCTTCTTGGAAACCCTGTGCGCTCTAGCGGATTTTTCTTTGATACCCACAACAGGCTGACGGCTGACTGGATCACGATGAAGGTGTCTTGCGCCGACTCGCCGAGGGTCAGTGAAGCCTACATTGAGGAGATGAAGGCGCGTTACGGCGAGGAGAGTAATGCGTACAGGATTCGCGTGCTTGGCGAGTTTCCGAGATCAGATGACGATACCGTCATCCCCATGGAGTTGCTTGAGCTGGCGATGAGCAGGGATGTGGAGGCGAGTAAACATGCGCCTTTGGTGTGGGGATTGGATGTTGCGCGGTTTGGCTCGGACAGGTCTGCCTTGTGCAAGAGGCAGGGAAATGCGGTGCTGGAGCCGATCAAAACGTGGAAAAACCTCGATTTGATGCAATTGACGGGTGCTGTTGTGGCCGAGTTTGAGATCCTTGTGCCGTCACAGCGCCCCCAAGAAATCCTTGTTGACTCGATTGGTTTGGGCGCTGGCGTGGTGGATCGCCTCAAAGAGTTGGGGTTGCCGGCGCGTGGAATCAACGTGGCCGAGTCACCGGCCATGGGCGGGACTTACAGGAACTTGAAGGCCGAGCTGTGGCACAAGGCCAAGGCGTGGCTTGAGCAGCGGGACTGCCGGATGCCCAAGGATGAGGCATTGATTGCTGAGTTGGCGGCTGTGAGGTACTCGTTCACGTCTAGCGGCAAGATCCAGATTGAGGGCAAGGATGAGCTAAAGAAACGCGGGATGTCTAGTCCTGATCGGGCCGATGCGTTTTGTTTGACGTTTGCCTCTGACGCGGTGATTGGGATGTATGGCTCGGCTGCGTCTACCAAGTGGAACAAGCCCTTGCGCAGAAACCTGCCTCGGGTTGCATAATTCGTTAATTCTTTAAGGGGTAAGAGATGAAGATGACTAAGGCACAAAAGAAGGTTGGCTCTGTGATGTCCGAGTACAAGGCTGGAAAGCTGCACTCTGGCAAGGGCGGCAAGGTTGTGAAGAATCCCAAGCAGGCCATCGCCATTGCGATGTCCGAAGCCAAGATGCCCATGCGCGGTGCACGCACTGCCAAGAACATGAAGACAAAGGGGATGCGTTAATGGCTACCTTAAAGCGCACCATGGATCAGGCCATGGACCAAGACGAGGGCTATGAGGGTGGCGATGAGGGCGAGAGCTGTCCCATGGCGACTCAAGACATCACCTTGAATCTGAAGAATCGCGGCAAGGCAATTGATGCCGCCGACTATGGCCCAGAGAATCCCGCGCTGCCAAATAAGCAGTACTGGATGAAGATGGCCGAGGAGTGGCAGGTGGAGCCAGAGGACGCGAAGATGAGTCTTTGCGGGAACTGCGCGGCGTTCAATCAGGAAGAGTCGATGCTTGAGTGCATTGCTGAAGGCATTGGCGAAGAGGGCGACCCTTGGGCAATGATTGAGGCTGGCGACTTGGGCTACTGCGAGATCTTTGACTTCAAGTGCGCGTCCAGCCGTACCTGTTCGGCTTGGGTGGCAAAGGAAGAGGGCGAAGATGAGGGCGAAGATGAGGAGCCTGAGTCACTCTTGACGATCAAGATTGGAGTCAAAGGTGAAAAGTAAGCCTGGACTTTATTCAAACATCCAAGCCAAGAGAGCGCGGATCAAGGCAGGCTCTGGCGAGAAGATGAACAAGCCTGGCACGAAGGCCGCGCCCAGTGCTGCTGACTTTAGGCTGGCGGCCAAGACGGCAAAGAAGCCTAAGAAGTGATTGCGCCGATTTGCATCTCGACAGTCAACGGCAAAGGTTTGCGGGTGATGCTCACAAGCATTGCCGAGTACTGTCCCGAAGTGCCTGTCTATTTGCGCGGTCCAGAGTCCATTATTGGCGGCTATGACACTGACCTGAAGATCTTTGGCACGCCAAGAAACTTTGGCGAAGATTACAACGATGTCATGGACCGCGCCTTTGCTGACGGCTTTGACTCTGTTGTCTGCGCCAACGATGACATTGTCCTGACCCCCACCAGCTACAAGCATTTGCTGGAGGATGTGGCGCAGCTCAAAGTCGAGACTGGTGAGCCTGTGGGCTGGGTTGCTGCGCGGTGTGATGCGGCGCGTCCTGTGCAGAATGTGCGCTCTAACCCCTTTGAGCAGCGGCTGCACTACTTCAAGTACCCCTATGAAGACGCCATTGTGCCCATGGAGGTGCTTAGTCCCATCTTTTCATGGATTGGCCGCGATGCGTGGGAGTGCTTCAAGTTCCCCCCGCTGAACTGGTATTCGGATGATGTGCACTGCGAGGACTTGCGTGCCGCAGGCTTTCATCATTACCTGTCACGGTCCTATGTGCACCATGTTGGCAGCCAGACAATTGGCATGGATGGCAACCGGCTGACTCAGCAGGCCGTGCCATGGATTCGCAAAAACAGGCCGAAATATGCAAATGACTGGTTTGACACTTAACCTCGGATCTGGCAAGGACGCCAGACCTGATTGCGTCAATGCTGACATCCGCAGCGATGTTGGCGCCGATTGGGTGGTGGATATATCCAAATTGTCCTATGGCGAGGTGGTCAAGTTTGGTGACAAAGAGGTCACCATCAAGCCATTCTGCTTTGAGAAGATCTTGGCGTTTGATGTGTTGGAGCACATCCCTGATCTAGTGCAGGCCATGACCAACTGCCGTGATTTGCTTTGCGATGGCGGCGAGATGCACATCCATGTGCCTTACGAGTTGAGCCATGGCGCGTGGCAAGACCCGACCCATGTGAGAGCTTTCAACGAAAAATCTTGGGTGTACTACTGCGACTGGGCGTGGTACTTGGGCTGGAAGGGTTCCAAGTTTGAGATGACTCATTTGGAGATGCGTCTAAGTGAGTATGGCGCGAGCCTAAAATTGCCGCAAGACGAGGTGATGCGTTTGCCTCGCGCAGTTGACTCCATGTATGTTGTATTGAAGAAAGTGCCCTATGAAGACACCAGCCTGGCAGCGTAGTGAGGGGAAAAACCCGAAAGGCGGCCTCAATGCCAAGGGACGCGCCAGTGCCAAGGCCGAGGGCATGAATCTGAAAGCGCCGGTCAAGAGTGGCGACAACCCGCGCAGGGCATCATTCCTTGCGAGAATGGGCAACATGCCTGGCCCTGAGATGAAGGACGGCGAGCCAACGCGCTTGCTGCTGAGTCTCAAAAAATGGGGTGCTTCATCGAAGGCCGATGCGCGTGCCAAGGCCAAAAGTATTTCTGCAAGGAACAAAAAATGATCAACGACATGAACATCACCACCGACATCGCGGCCATCGAGCCGATGGATGACACCGAGTTGCAGGGCATTGTCTCTGGCGAGCTGGAGGACGCTGTCAGCTACATCGACTCCGATGTCTCCCCCATCCGAGCCAAGGGCACTGAGTACTATCGCGGCGACCCCTTTGGAAACGAGGAAGATGGCCGCTCTCAGGTGGTGGCGATGGAGGTGCGAGACACTGTCTCGGCCATGTTGCCAAGCCTGATGAAGGTGTTTTTCTCCACCGAGAATGTCGTGGAATATGTGCCCCGCGGCCCAGAAGATGTGGCCGGTGCACAGCAGGCGACTGATTACGCCAATTACGTCTTCACCTCCGACAACAATGGCTTTATGACCACCTATGCCCTGTTCAAGGACAGCTTGGTGCGCAAGTGCGGCATTGCCAAGTACTGGTGGGAGGAGGTCGAAGAGGTCAAGATTGAGGAATATTCTGGCTTGGATGACCAGACCTTGCAGGTGTTGATGCAAGAGGGTGCAGAGGTCAAGATTGTGGTGTCTTACCCAGAGCCTGGCGCTGTGCCGCAGATGGACATGACCACCGGCCTGCCAATGCCTGTGCCGATGATCCATGATGTTGAGATCAAGCGCAGCACCAAAGATGGCCGTATTCGGATCATGGCCGTGCCGCCAGAGGAATTGATTCTGGACCGCAGGGCGCGGTCATTTGACGATGCTGGCATCATCGCCCACCGCCAGATGGCGACTGTCTCTGACTTGATCGCCATGGGCTATGACCAAGAAGAGATTGAGGAAAACATCTCCTCCACTGACTTGGACTCCAATGACGAGTACTTGGCACGCCAGCCACTGTCCACCACCATGGGCGCTGGTGACAGCTTGAATCCCATGCAGCGCAGGGTTTTGTACATCGAAGCCTATATGCGCGTGGACTTTGACGGTGACGGCATCCCCGAGCTGCGCAAGATTTGTTGCATGGGTTCTGGCTACACCATGGTCAGAAACCTGCCAGCCAGCTACATCCCCTTTGTGGACTTCCCTTGCGATCCAGAGCCACACACATCTCCTTTGGAAGCCATGTCGATCTTTGACATCACGCATGACATCCAAGAGATCAAGTCAGAGATCATGCGCAACACCTTGGACTCGCTGGCGCAGTCAATCCACCCGCGCACGGCTGTGGTCGAGGGGCAGGTCAATATTGACGATGTGCTGAACAACGAGACTGGCGCCATCATTCGGATGAGAGCGCCTGGCATGGTGCAGCCGTTCAGCTCACCCTTTGTCGGCCAGCCAGCCTTTGCCATGATGGACTACATGGACCAGATGCGCGAAGACCGCACCGGCATGTCCAAGGCCGCGATGGGATTGGACGCTGATGCGTTGCAGTCAACCACCAAGGCGGCGGTTGCGGCCACTGTCAGCGCCAGCCAGTCAAGGCTTGAGCTGCAAGCTCGGATCTTGGCCGAGGGCATGAAGAAGCTCTTTAAGGGTATTTTGTATCTCATGACCACCCACCAAGACAAGCCCCGCATGGTGCGTTTGCGCAATGAGTGGGTGCAGATTGATCCTCGCGTTTGGGATGCCAGCATGGATGTCAATGTCAATATTGGCTTGGGCAATGGCGATGTGAACGAGAAGATCAACGCCTTGAATATCATCATGCAAAAGCAAGAGCAGATCATGGCTCAGTTTGGCCCGATGAATCAGATCGCGTCCCTGCCCATGTACATCCGCACCCTGCAAAAGGCCATTGAGTTGTCTGGCTACAAGGACGCATCCAGCTACTTCAACACCCTGCCTGCCGACTTCCAGATGCCGCAGGAAGAGCCACAGCAGACACCAGAGCAGGTGCTGGCGCAGGTGCAGGCTCAGTCAATCCAAGCCGACATCCAGAAAAAGGCCGCCGAGCTGGAGTTGCAGCGCGAGAAGATGATCCGCGATGACGATTATCGAAGAGATCAACTGGCGCAGGACTTAATGCTCAAGAAATACGAACTTGAGTTAAAGTATGGGACACAAATCAGCACTGCCGAGATTGCGGCAATGCAGAATTTAGATCGTGAGGCCATGAAGCAGCAGGCCAGCATCATCCAACAGGCGGTGCAAACTGCGGCGAATGTGCCTCCACCCATCAACCTTAATGGAATGGCTCAATGAACGAAGAACAGGTTAGAAAAGGCCGCAGGTCCGAACAATTCTTACAAGATGAGGTGTTCGCCACGGCCTTGGAAAAGATGCGTGGCGACTTGCACTGGGAGTTTGAGAGCAGCAAGCCCGAGGAGGCTTCAAAGCGTGAAGTGATCTGGGCGCAGTTGCGTGCCATTGAGAACTTTAAGAACGAACTGACCAAAATGATTGACAACGGCAAGGTGGCGCAACGCGCCATTGAGCGTGCGCAGAAGAATCTTGTTTAAATAAGGAAATCGACCAATGCAAACAGTAGCACCAACGCCAGCGGCGAGTGTTGTACAAGGTCCAATGAATATGGCTGAAGCAGCCGATGCACTTGCTGGGATGCTCCCCGATGAGGGACAAGAGGAGAGCAGCGAGGCGCAGTTGCCCGATGAGGGCGCGGCGGGAGATGAGGAGTTGTTGGATGATGCAGACGCATCCAGCGATGAAACTGATCCCGAACAATCCGAAGAAGAGGGAGATCCCGAGGAGGAAGACCAGCCACAAGTCTTCACCGTCAAGGTTGACGGTAAAGAAGTCGATGTGACGCTGGAGGAACTTCAAAAGGGATATTCAAGGACTCAGGATTACACACGCAAGACTCAGCAAATTGCGGAGGTCAGGAAACAGACCGAGGCAGAGTTGCAAGAGGTGCGTGCCGAGCGTGAGCAATATGCTCAATTGTTAGGTGCTCTACAGGCACAGGTTCAGCAGGCAGCGCAGCCAAACATTGATTGGGATCGTCTTTATAACGAAGACCCCATCGAGTGGGTAAGGCAGCGCGAAGTGATGCGGGAGAATCAAGAGAAGGCGGCGGCTATTCAATCCGAACAGCAGCGGCTGGCTCAGTTATCCCAGCGAGAACAGCTACAACAGCGCGAGGCGTTGTTGGCTCAAGAGCAAGAGGCTTTGGTGGCGGCCATCCCTGAGTGGAAGGACGCGAAGAAGGCTCAAGCTGAGAAGGCAATGCTTGTTCAATTCGGTCAAAAGATCGGATTCACACCTGATGACCTTAAGAATGTTGTTGACCACAGGGCGGTTGTGATGCTGCGTAAAGCGGCTCTCTATGACCAGATGATGTCCAAGCGCGGACAGATCAAGCCAGTGACCAATAACGGCCCAAGACCTGCCAAGCCTGGTGCAGCAGGGAGAGTTTCAAGCAATACAGAAGCAATGCGAGCACAACAGCGTCTAGCAAAAACTGGCCGTGTCGATGATGCGGCTGATGCAATCTACAAACTCTTGAAATAAGGAATCATCATGACCATCGTAAGTAACACATTTACAACCTATAGTGCTAAAGGCATTCGGGAAGATCTTTCAAATGTAATAACAAATATCTCACCAGAAGAAACGCCGTACCAATCAAACATTGGCCGCGAGACTATCTCCAACACCTTGTTTGAATGGCAAACCGATGTACTGGCAGATGCCGCCGCCAACGCCCAGTTGGAAGGTGACGATGTCGGCACATTCGACTCAGTGACTGCCACTGTTCGTTTGACCAACTATGCTCAGATCGCTCGCAAGACCATCGTCTTGTCGAACACTGAAGAAGTTGTCAACAAAGCTGGCCGCCGCTCTGAGTTGGCTTATCAGATCGCCAAGCGCGGTGCTGAGTTGAAGCGCGACCAAGAATTCACATTCTTGAATGGCGCTGTTGCTGCTGCTGGTAACACCACCACAGCTCGCGCTACCGCCTCTTTGGGCGCATTTGTCAAGACCAACACTGACAAGCAAACCAACGGCGTTGACCCAAGCTACACCACCCTGCCAAACAGTGCCCGCACTGACGGCAACGTGCGCACCTTTACTGAAACCATTCTCAAGAATGTGATTCAAAAGGTGTGGACTGCTGGCGGCACACCAAAAATCCTAATGGTTGGCCCTGTCAACAAGCAGCGCGTTTCTGGTTTTGCTGGTATTGCATCTTCACGCTTTAATATTAATGGCGGCGAAAAACCTGCTACTTTAATTGGCGCGGTTGACCTATACGTGTCAGATTTCGGGACCGTTGCCGTAATTGCGAATAGATTTCAACGCGAGCGCGATGCATGGGTGATCGATCCTGAGTACGCAAAGATGACTGTCCTGCGTCCTTACCAACAAGTTGAGCTTGCCAAAACAGGTGACGCTGAGAAGCGCATGTTGTTGATCGAATTCGGCCACAAGGTGTTGGCAGAAAACGCACATGGTCTGGCAGCAGACTTGATCACTTCTTAATCAATTAAGAGGAAAGGGGGAGGAGAAATCTTCCCCCTACTTATATGGAAAAACGATTTTTTGATGTAAACCCCGACACTGGGATCACCCGCACATGGCACTACAACGATTTGACTGATGAGGCAACGATTCAGACAACTCAAGATCTGACTGCCGTCATCGAGGCCAACAAGCGCGACTTGGCTGCCATTGATGAGAAGGCTACATGGAAAGGCGAATGGCATCACGTTGCCAGCATCCCTGAGTCCCTGTACTACCAGATGAAGGCCGAGGGCAAGATTGATGACCAGGCTTACATGAAAAAATGGCTCAACGACAGTGACAACAAATTCTTCCGAGTCCGACCAGGGAAAGTATGAACTACATCGCAGTCTGCACCCCAGCGCGGGATCAAGTACACACCAACTACACCTATTGCATGGTCAACATGGTGGCGTACCACACGCTCAACACCACTGATGCTGTGAGCTTGAAGATCCTGCAAGGAACACTGATCCAGAATCAGCGTGCTGATCTTTGCTTGGATGCGATGCGCGAAGGTTGCAGCCATATCCTGTTCATTGACTCTGACATGACATTCCCGCAGGACATGATCCAGCGACTGCTGGCGCATGATGTGGACGTTGTGGCGGCCAACTGCGCACGGCGCAGGATGCCAACAGGTCCAACTGCGCAGAATTACGATGAGAACGGCAAGCGCCAGCCCATCTACACCATGCCCGAATCAACAGGCTTGGAAGAGATTGGATCTGTCGGCACTGGCGTGATGATGATCAAGCGCAATGTCTTTGAGGGCATGACAGAGCCATGGTTTGATATGCCTTGGCAGACTGACACTCGCGGCTACATGGGCGAGGATGTCTTCTTTTGTAAAAAGGCTCAAGAGATGGGCTACAAGGTGTATATTGACCATGATGTCTCGAAAGAGATCGGCCACATTGGCACGTTTGAATTCAGACACGAACACACTTGGATCGTCAAAGAAGAGATGGAAAAAGAGGCAGTCTAATGGCACTCACGACATACACCGAACTAAAGGCCTCGCTGGCCGACTGGCTCAACAGGTCAGACTTGACGGCCACCATCCCTGACTTCATCAGCCTGGCTGAATCGCAGATTGAGCGCCAGCTGCGCACCCGCCAGATGATTGTGCGAGCCAATGCAACATTTGCGGCGGCTGCTGAATATGGCACTGTGCCTGATGACTTCTTGGAAGCCAAGGCCATCAAGATCAACACCAACCCAGTGACCAACCTGACATTTCAGACAATTGACGCCATGGATCAGTTGTCGAACACCACCTACTTGTCCAGCGGCAAGCCACTGTATTTTTCGGTGGTTGGAAACCAATTCCGATTGCTTCCAATCCCTGACGGCGCATACACGGCAGAGCTGGTGTACTACGCCAAGTTGACAAAGTTGTCATCAACAGTTGCAACCAACTGGCTGCTGACACAGGCGCCTGATGTGTATTTGTATGGCTCTTTGTTGCAGGCTGCGCCATACCTGCAAGACGATGCGAGAATCCCTGTGTGGTCATCGCTTTATCAGGCAGGACTAGATCAGTTGCAGATTGCAGATGATCGCGGTTCTACATCGGGCGGTGCGATTTTGGCAAGAGCAAGGACATTCGGATGATGATTACCACCACCAAGGGCGAGATGGACGAGTCACTGCTTGAAAAGCGTGAAGGATCTCTCGACAACGATACCGAGACAACGAGCTGGGTAGAGTATTGGTTGGATGGCGAATTGGTGCATCGGTCTGTCCACATGGCTCTCAAAAGCAGTGTCTTTGCTGATGGCATCAGTCAACAAATTTAAGGAATAAACCATGGCCAATACACAAGCGATGTGTACGAGTTTCAAGGGCGAGCTGCTGGTCGGCCACCACAATTTCGGCACTGGCGTCATTCGCGCAGCGACCACCGCCGACACATTCAAGGCCGCCTTGTACTTGGCCTCTGCCACTGTCAATGCCTCCACCACGGCCTACAGCTCATCTGGTGAGGTGACAGGTACAGGATATACCGCAGGCGGTGTGACAGTGACATTTGGCACACCTCCAAGCACCAGTGGCACGACAGCTTTTGTGACGCCAAGCGCCAGCATCAGCTACTCAGCCGTCACATTGTCAACAGCATTTGATGCGGTCCTGATCTACAACTCGACCCAGTCAGACAAGGCAGTCAGCGTCCACACATTCGGCAGTCAGACAGTGACTGCTGGGACATTCACCCTGACCATGCCGACCAACGATGCAAGCACTGGCCTGATCAGGCTGGCTTAAAGCAGGGGCAGCGGCATGGCTGCATATGGAACAGGCTATTACGGGCTTGGCGTCTACGGCATAGGCAATGTCGTTATCAGTGGCAATTCGTCTGCCACTGCTGTCGGCAATTTACTAGCAGACCGATCAATCCAAGAAGATGGCACGATTGCCACAGGCAATGTCGGCACAGTCGGGCTGACTGTCTCCATTGCCATCTCTGGCAATGCGTCCACCTGTGCTGTTGGATCGGTCTTAGCGACATCAACCCTTGCAGTCACAGGCAATGCGGCAACCTTGGCGGTTGGCAGTGTCACGGCGACCAGGGCAATTGATGTATCTGGCAATGCCGCGACTGGCGCTGTTGGCTCTGTTGGCATCACCAGCACCACATCCATCACAGGCAATGCCGCCACTGGCGCTGTCGGTACGGTTGGCGCAGAGGTTATTTCGTTCCAAGACATCACTGGAGTCGAAGGCACAGGCGATGTCGGCACTGTTGGCAATGTCGTATCCATTGGGATCACCGGCGTTGAATCAATTTGCGCTGTTGGCGTGATGATTGGATTTGGCTGGGGAGCCATTCCAGACACCAGCGAGAGCTGGACACCAGATTCAGACACATCGGCAAGCTGGACACCAGTCGCTGATTCCTCTGAGAGCTGGACACCTGTTTCAGAATCATCAGAATCTTGGACAGATTTAGAAGACAATTCAATCACTTGGCAAGAGGCCGCATAGGAGTTTCATCATGGCAGATACCACCACCACCAACCTATTACTCACAAAGCCCGAAGTCGGTGCAAGTACTGACACATGGGGGACAAAAGTCAATACAGACTTGGACACGATTGATGCTGTCTTTGCGGCTGCTGGCACAGGCACATCAGTTGGCTTGAATGTCGGCTCTGGGAAGACATTGGCTGTGGCTGGTACTTTGACTGTTACTGGCAGTGCGACTGTTGAGTTTGCTGATGGCTCTGCCGGATCACCATCCATCACAAACGATGGCGACACCAACACAGGCATCTTCTTCCCTGCGGCTGACACTATTGCCTTTTCTGAAGGTGGTGTGGAGGCTATGCGCCTTGACAGCGCAGGCAACATGGGTCTTGGTGTTACGCCTAGTGCTTGGGGTTCAGCTTATTACAAAGCAATTGAGGGTGGAGATGGCGGTAATCAAAGTGCTATTGCCTTTCGCACTGATTCAAATGGCGTAGAGCTTTTTGCTAATGCGTTTTTTAATGGCACAAACAATATATATAAATATACTGGTACTGCTGGATTTTATCAATTAGCTGGTAATACCCATGCTTGGTACAACGCCGCCTCTGGCACAGCAGGGAACACAATCAGCTTCACCCAAGCAATGGTTCTGGATGCTAGTGGGAATTTGGGGGTGGGTGCAACGTCTATTGGATACTCTGCAAAATCTCAGTTTGTTAAACAAGGCTCATCATCTGCAAACAACTCGGTTACTGATTCTGCTGTGCTGGCTTCAAATGCAAGCGGTTCAGCATCTGAAAATATTGGACTAAGGCTTAAAACTGGAGCTGGTATTAGTGGAATATCTGTTGTCAGTCAATTGGTTTCTGCTGGCAATAACGCCCTTGAGCTTTACACAGTCGAATCAACACCACTTATATTAGGAACGAACGCCACAGAACGAGCCCGTATCACCTCCGGCGGTGACTTGCTGGTGGGGAAGAATAGCTCTGATTCAAGCGTGGCAGGCATTGAATTAAGGTCGTCAGGTATTGCAACATTTACAAGAAGCGCAGACACAGTTTTATTTGTAAACAGACTTACTAATGATGGTACTTTAGTTGAATTTGCTCAAGCAACAACTATTGAAGGCACTATTTCAGTCTCAGGCACAACTGTGTCCTACAACGGTGGTCACTTATCTCGTTATGCTCAGACACCCACAGCCAAAGACGAGTCACTGGTTAAAGGTACTGTGCTGTCTAACCTTGATGCAATGAATGTTTATATAGATGCTGAAGGCAACCCTGTTGATAACGAACAATTAAACAAAGTCAAGGTTTCTGACACCGAAGGTGATGCCAATGTTGCTGGTGTGTTCGTTAATTGGTCACATGATGAAGACCACAACGTGGACGAAATCAACATGGCTATGACTGGCGACATGATTATCCGCATTGCCCAAGGAACAACAGTTCAGCGTGGTGATTTGCTCATGTCCGCAGGGGACGGTACTGCCAAGCCTCAAGGCGATGACATTGTTCGTTCTAAGACAGTTGCCAAAGTCACATCAACCCATGTCACTTGCACATACGCAGACGGTTCTTACTGTGTGCCTTGTGTGCTGATGGCTTGCTAAAAGGAACCCCATGAACGAAATCAAACTCTCCACCAACTTGGTCAACGCAATCATGCAATACCTTGGCACGCGTCCATACGCTGATGTCTTCCAACTGGTAGATGCCATCCAGAAAGAAGCCAAGGAACAGGCACAACCACCTGCGCCGACTGAGTAAATATGATCTTTGGAGCAGCGGCCTTTGCTCAAGCCCCGTTCGCATCAGCGGCGGGGAACTTCTTTGCGGCTTCAGTTTCTGAAACAGTAACGGCCACTGACTCCACAGCCACAGCTCAGACCTTCGCAGTCAACACCGCCGACACGGCAACAGCCACAGACGCAACCTCGTCCTTCTTCCAAATCAACGCTGCTGTATCCGAATCCTCCACTGCCACAGACAGCCCGTCCTCTTTAATTACATTTGGCT